TTATCGATTAACTGTAATTTTTCATCAACTTTCGCAAACCTCTCATTCTCTGCACGGTTAGGGTACGTTTCTTGGTAGAATTGTTCCAGCACTAACTCGATTAAATCCTCATCTGTTTTGTGGTCGTGGTTGCCGCTTAAAATTCTAGCGATAATTGTTTGACCGTCTTGAATTTGCACCCTTAAACCAGTTACTGTCGCGCTGTCATTGAAAATTCGGTCTTTGTAGTTAATCTTGTACATCTTCTTTTTCTCCTTTTGAAATTTGTTCGTTAAATGATTTAATTATCTCGTTATAAGCGGCAACCACTTGAACTAACTCCTTACTTTTCCAATCGTTAGAAATTTTCGCTAAAACTCCGACGACTACAAACGGCGGGAGTTGATAGTCCCTTGCTGAAATTTCAATAAATTTAATTAAATCACTTTCAAATGTTGCTATTTTTCCTTCCATATTAATTACCTCCTATTATCTTAATGCAAAACCATTTTTAAATCTTATTGTTAAAGAACGACCATCTGCTAACATAAAATCATAAGAATCTGTTGTTACTCCACCTTCAACCCGAAATTCAGTTGGGTTAATATAACCATTTCTGAGTTTATATCCATGTAAATCTATATCGCACCCAGCATTAAGCGTATTAGCCTTATACGACGCAAAATTTCCTGACGAATAAACCCATTTCCAATTATAATAGTTAGCGTTTTTTTGTGTCTGGTACGCCCAACCCATGAACCAACCGTCATAGTTTAAATCGAATTGAATTCCTTTCTTAGATACATCTTCTTTATAAGAGTTCGTTCCTATTGCCCCTAAATAATAACCGTCACGCCACATCTGATACCCTGAATCATTTAGTCTAGCCACTAATTTATTATTGTTAATTTGACCACCTTCGTAAAATGACATCGCTCCATTTTCAAACTGAATAAATTTAGAAATGTTATTCCACGCAAGTCTTAAATATTCCGCATTTTGTGTCAGCACCGTTCCAAAATTATCTTTTCTTACAGCATGCTCTATTTCACTTTTAGTTTGTTTAACTGCACTCTCCATTTCTGAGATGTTATATTCGTTCCTGTACCCTTTGTCAAAATGGTTTAGCAACACTTGTGAAATTGTTACATCTCCTTTAGTTCCTTGAATTTCAAAATCTCTCCCGTTTGAAATTATCGGCGTTAAAAACGTCCAATAATTTTTGCCCGTAACTAAGTTCTTTTGAACTTTTAAATTATCACCATTGAAGAAATACAGTGTTTTGTCAGTTTCACCTTCAACATCTAATATAGCTGTACAGATTGTATTTTTTTGCAGGGATTTTCTGAAGTGCATAGATGACGACCTTACGTTATTAGGAATTTTTTCAGGTGCATACAACACATCTTCCTCGGGAAACGGAATTTCAGGCACTTCGTATACTTCAACATTCTTAATCGTAGTATCAGAACCTTGACTAAAAATGTTAACTCTAGTTTGTTGGGAGTTGTATTTAACTTGCCATATATTCAATCCATTTGTTATTAATTTATTATCGCCATTATCGTCAGCGTAATATATCCTAGCGAATCTCCCCTCAGGTGCGTTTTTTAAGTAAGCTAAAATATAATAATACTTATTAGCCTCTAAAGGTCTTTTTGTATTGAAATAAAGGTCATTCCCTTTCTTTTCTGAATTTGTTTCCGAACACAAATTTTCAATGTTGTAAGCCATTTTGAATTTTTGCTTACTAATCTCGCCAATTTTGCTTTCAAATTTATCAAGCGTACTTTCAAAGGTCTTAAATTTGTTGATAGTATTGTTGACTAACTCAACATCTACCGTATTATCTAACCTCGCACTAGCAACAGATGTTAAGCCTTTGTATTTAACTGTTATATCGACGTACAACGGCGTTCCGTCTGTCTTGTTAGCATTTAGTCCTAAATTAGTAATTAAGCCGTTAGAATCGACTGTACTAGCTTGATTTGAGGTTTCTTGGAAGCTAGCTCCTCTGTATGAATGAGAAATATCAAAATTGCTTATTTGAATCCCGTCGTACATCACTTTTACATAAGCACCAAAATTGGCAATGTTTCCGTTTAAATAACTACCCTCAAGCCTTAAGTAAGCATTTAGTGAGTGTCCGTCCTCTCCAGTTATTTTAAACCACTTGAAATCCTCTTTGTTCGTTGGTGTTACTGGAGATGTAGTCCTTGCTATTCCCATGTATTTTTTAGGAGCTTTCCCGAAGTCAGTACCGTCAGCGTTATCTGAGTAGACTAAATGCGTATATTTATCGGTTTGCATAGATTTTTTTTGTAAGTCGAACCATTCAAATTTATCAGCAGTAGGATTGCCGTCCGTTACATTCGTATATCCAAAGTATCTGAATTTTTGATATTGTGCAGGTTCGTTAAGTGGGAAATCCTCAAGTTTTTGTGTGCCAATTGCCTCTTGAATTGTCCACCAATCGACCTCTACACCTTCCCAGTTCGCATCCTCGGGCTGTAAGATGAATTTAAGCCATATGTTATTGCCACTCATTGTAGGCGGTGTTTTAAATAATTTAGTTTTAGTTTCTAAATTATTACTAAATACAATAGATGGGTTAGCGAATATTTCTTTTGTGTTGTAATCCATAATATAGGCGTGTAATTCATTAGTGTTTCCTTTAGCTCTAGCCGTTAATCTGTAATACGTATTAGGCTTCAAAAACACTTCATCATTAGCTTGCCATATATCTGAAATATCATTGTTGTTTGTTATTCTTACTCTAGGTCTGTTTTTAGCAATCAGTTTACTCTCCTCAACAGGTTCAACTGTTGTGAAATCAAGTCCAGTCTTGCTATTAGCATAACCCTTGACTAAACGCTCTTCAAACTTAATCTTTATCCAATTATAGTCGCTAGCGTTAACTGGCGGTGTTTTAGATGTGCCTGTGTATATTCCCATGTACTTGGAATTAGTATCGTCTGTCATAGGTGTTCCGTTGGCATTGTTTGAATATTTCTTGTGAATGTAACTACTATCGCCTTTGAGTTCTTGTTTCTTTGTTTCGAACTCTTCAGATATAATCTGATTCATCTTTTGCCTTAAGCCTTCGTTTGTAACTAGAAATTCACTCAATCCCTCTTTAGTTACTAAGCCCTCTCTGACTTTGCTAAATACAGTAGATGATAAGTGTTTAAAATCAATAGCACCTGTTTCAATCATTTCAGAATTGATTTTTAAACCTGTGATTATCTCAGCAAAGAACATACCGTCTTTTGTAGTTGCCATTCTAAATTCGCCATTTACTCCGCTAGTGCTTACACTTAAACCATTTGAATTGAATTTCCATACAACTCTAGCGGTTTCTTCGCTATCCGTATCCATTATTAAGATACGGTCTTTGTAATATTTAATATTACTGCCTAATCCCTCATTCAAACTTGCTTTAATCGCTTCTTTCGCTTTTTCAACATTGCCACGTTCTATTTGCTCTACACGTTCAATTAACGCTTGTTGTTGATTAATAGCGTTAGCTAATAAGTTTGGCTCGGGAGTATTGCCTAATTGCACGTTTATATAACGATCTTGTAAGCAATCGTAACTATAGCCTACACATCTAGTTTTAACCTTGATACCTTTATACGATACCTCTACAGTATCACCTAGATATATCTTTTCAAGTGTTTTAAAACGTTTATATTCTTTTGTTTGAGATAAGTCTACAAAACTAACTGTGCAAGTTATTTCAGGTTTGTCAGCACCATTTTCAAAGGCTTTATTTGCCTTTTCTTTAAGTAACGCCAATGCTTGTTCATGGTCGACGGCGTTCTCTTGTGTAGGGCTAACCTTTTTACTAATTACATCTTCCAACTCTAGCACTTTACGTTTAACAATAGGCTTGTATTTATTAGCTAAAGGAGATATAACATATTTTTCGGGTAATAATAAGCCGTCAAAGCCTTTAGGTATGAAATGTGTTACTAAACCGCTTAAATCGACTTTGTATTCAAAGCCTGTAAGATTTTTAGCGTATCTTATACTTACGCCTTTGTCGTTACCAATTTTATTTAGCCAATTAATGCGGAAATTATCACGATATAACTCCCCACCCCAACGTGATAGCAAGCTGTTATCCTTATCTCCCATTATTGCTTCTAGAGTATTCTTACGTACTAACCTTGAATTGTGCAAGTATTGAATATCACTTGTGCCAACGAAATTATGTTCATCAGTAGACCTCGTTAAGACTTCGTGCAATGCTCTAGCACCATTCATTCCTTGTATGAATATATCTTCAATAAAATTGCCTAACAAGTCATAAGTGATGTGTAAGGCGTAACCTTTGATTATATCCAATTCTTTTTGTAGTTGAATGATTCTAAATAACTGTTTTCCGTCGTAGTTATTAACTTTTAAAATCTTTCCGTTTTCTAACAAGTGACTATCGTCGCTTTCTAACGGGTACTCAAAATTTAATTCATATACGCCGTTTAAAGCTTCAGTTATTTCACATTTTAAAAAATTCTTTAGAGGCGTTCCTCTATGGTTAAAATCTTTTTCGTTGTATTCATATATGTTAACCACTATCTGTACCTCCAGTTAAATCTAATTTCTACTTTGGTAACATCTCCTATTACCTCTAAATGATTTTGTCCCTCTTTGAGCGTTAATACCTCTCCTATGGCATTTCTCTCCATAGATACTGTACCTTTTGAGATGAAGTCCATTTCTCCGTTTATTTCAACGTAGTCTACTACATTTTTAATTTCTAAGAACTGCACACTATTTCTTTTAAGTGTTATTGTTCCGTTTCCTGTAATTTTAAGATATGGTTTAGCTATCATATTAGTATTATTTTCTATTAGAGAAATTTTCTCTAACGTTACTAGCGGGTTTTCTAATGGTCTTGAATAAGGCTCTAACTCCAACGCTACTAAGAATTTCAATAATCTTCCATCACCTAGGGGGTAAGTGATGTTTACCCCCTCGACGTTTCTAGCCTCATAATAGCGGTCAGGCAACACATCAAATATTAAATTACCCTCTCCTCTGAAATAGTTGATTAATTCATCTCTAGTGCATTCAGCGTGTCCCTCTAGAGGTATTTGAACAGGCTCTAAACTGTCATCTTCTACAGTTAGCTTGCCGTCCCTACCAACTACAGTAAGAAATTGTGTACGCTCCTTACCAGTTGGAATGGTTGGTTGCTCACTAAATACAATCCCTAAACTATCACTTTTTTTGTTCTTGAAAGTTATCACGCTAAACCACCTCCTAATCTCTGTTTCTTAATTTCATATCCTAATTGTTGGGCTATCTTTCTAGCGTCGTTTGGTGTGTTGTTGTAGACTTTATCAATATTTACATTAATGTTGCCACCTTTTCCACCGCTTGAATATTCTTTATTTTCCTCAGCTGTTAAAACACGTTCTCCACGGTGCAATCTTGCGCGATAACCGTCGTAAGGAACATAATCCAGTCCATTGTAGTGAGAGCTAAATAATTGACTTACTGCTCCCATTCCAACTACAGAAGCCTGTATTGTGTAAGTTGCTGACTTACTTTCTAGCGGCGTACTGTTGATAAGTCCTAATTTTTCAGCTACTTGTCTTGCCCATGATTTCACTTTTCCAGTATTCCAATCAAGCGAGCTATCAAGGTGTTCGTATTCTTTTCTTAAACGGTCTATACCGTCTGTACGTAGCTTTTCAGCCTCTCTAGTTGCTTTTTCATATCCTTCAACTGCTGCTTCTTTCATTTTGCGATAAGTTTCTTCCTCGTCTTTCGTTAATCGACCGTTAAGAATTTCTTTCTGCGCTCTCCATTCTTCAGCGTATTCCAGTTGTTTATCTTTATTTTCTTTAGCGGCATTAACTGACTTGTCCCTCAATTCATTAAGTTTAATTACCATATCTGAAACGTGTTGTTTAGTTATTCCGTCAACATTACTGTATAGGTTGTTAAATAACATTTCTTGTTCAGCTTTATTCTTGGCAACAACTTTTATTGTTTCAAAGTCTTGTTCTTCAGTTAATTGAATTATTCGGCGTTTCAACTCTTCCGCTTTTGTTCCACTAGCGTTTTTCAACTCTTCAGAAAGTCTAGTTATTTCAGTAAGTCTTGTTTCTGCTGATTTAATAGTTTTTTCTGCTGTTTCTTCAGCATCCTTAACTATTTTAGCTTTCATTTCGGCACTTAAATTTGTTGAATTGCCATACAACTCATTGAATTTAGAAATAGTTTCATCTTTCTTTTGATTGATTTTTGCAACGTAATCAGTTTTGTACTGTTCAACCGCTTTTAATATAGCTTGATGTCCTTCGTTAGCGTCCTTATATAGACCTACATACATTCCTTCTGAAGCCTGTCTTATGTTATTTGACATTTCGTAGAAATGCTGGTACTCCTTCTTGGTTTCTTCGCTAATTTTGGTAACGTGTCGTTCCATTCTTCCAGTAGCTTCATTAAAGACGGTTTCCGTTTTAGATTTATAGAGGTCAACTGCTGGCACTGCACTTTGCGTGAATGCTTTATAAACCCCGTATCCAACAGCCGCTACTGCTCCAACTCCAGCAACAACTGGTGCGGCTGCTAATGCTAAACTTCCAAAAGCTCCTGCACTTGCTAATAAACTTCCGCCCATGCTTGCTACTGCTGTCGCCGTTCCACCTAAACCTAATCCTAAGTCTAATAGCAACGGTGTAGCAGTTAATGCACTTCTTCCAATTGTACTTAATGCTTGTGTACCTTTTGCCATGATGCTTGCAAGTCTTGAACCACTTTTCGCTACTGCTGTAGTTGCGGTTGCTACTTTTGAGGAATTAGCTTTAACCGTGTTACTTACCACTGTTGTAGTGTTCCCTAAACCTTTAACTTTCTTACCAGTATTACTAGCTGTTTCTCCTAGCTGTTTAGTTTTGGTTGTATAGACGTCAATTCCTCTACCGTCAAACTCTTTTCTAGTCTTTTTGCTAGAAGCCTTAACATTTCCGCCTGTGTTGTTCATTTGAACGCCACGGAGTGCTGTTGCCGTGTTTCTTGCTTCAACTTGAATAGCTTTCAATTTAGCAATAATAACATCACTATTTCTACTGATTGAGTTTGACTGTGTTTGATAAGTGCTACCAATTTGAGACATTGATAATTTAATACTATCACTAGCTTTGACAATTAAATTAGCACTTCTTCCAAACTCTGTTGCGCTTTTAGTTGATTGAGTGCCAATACTTGAAATATCTTTCTTGAACACTTTACCAACAAATGTTGATACCGCACCTATACCGCTTTTGAACAGTACAAACGCTTTAATTGCTTTACCTACACCTAAAGTTAGTGGTCCAATAGAAGCAGCTGCAAGAGCCGTCCAACCGACCACGCTTTGCATTGTCGGACTCATATTGTTCAACATATCAGCAAATTTACCAACTACATTTAGCACTTGATTGACTTTTGGTAAGAAGTTAGTTCCTAAAGTAATAGCAATATCGATAAGTTTATTTTTCGCTATTTGCAACTGACTTTCTGTAGTCTTGTATCGTTGTTGTGCTTCTTTCTGTAAAGCTGTATTTTCACGCCAACCTTGATTAGCGATATTTAGCGTTTCTCCGAATTTCTCATTTGATTCAGCCGCCCTCAAGATAGTATCTCTTAAACGTACTTCAGAAATATCCATTTCATCAAGAATTTCAATAGCTGACTTACCTTGTGCTGAAGCATTTTTCAAACCTTTTAAGAACATTAATAATGCTTGTGAGGCGTCTTGTTCAAACGCTTGTTTAAATTTAGAAGCACTTACTCCGCTTGCACTTGCAAACTCCTCTAATGCTTTTCCGCCTTGTGTTACTGCTAATTTCATCTTGATTAAAAGCTTACTCATGGCACTTCCGCCCATTTCAGCTTCAATCCCAACGGAACTCATAGCGGCTGCTAATCCTAAGACTTGTGCTTCAGTTAATCCTACTTGCTTACCAGCCCCAGCTAATCTCATTCCCATTTCAACAATTTCACGTTCTGTAGTTGCTGTATTGTTTCCTAGATGAACAATAGTAGAGCCTAAACGGTCAACGTTGTCTGCACTTGTTCCCATGATGTTACTGAAACGTGCAAGAGAGGTCGCCGCCTCAGTTGCTGTTAAGTTAGTTGTTACTCCTAAGTCAACCATAGTTTTAGAGAACTTAAGAATATCTTCTTTTTTAATCCCTAACTGCCCAGCCGCTTCTGCCACTTGTGCAATGCTAACCGCACTAGCTGGCATTTCTTTAGACATCTGACGAATACCGTCGCTTAACTTTTTGTATTCTGCTTCAGTTGCATCAGTAGTCTTACGAACGCCCGCAAAAGCACTCTCATAATCTTTAGCAAATTTAAACACTCCTGCACTAGCAGCCGCTATAGGCAAAGTAACTCCTAAAGTTGCTTTTTTACCAAAACTAACCATGCTATCAGCTACTTTATTCGCTCTTTGCATGTGTCTAGTTATTTCACTAGCTTTAGCTGTAGCGAACGCTGTAGCTTTGTTCATTTCGCTTTTAAAAGTATCAAGTTTAACCCTCATTTCCGTATATAAGGGAGGTAAACCAATACTGCCTACTGTCATATTTCTCCTCCTTTCCTAAAAAAATAAGAGGGACTAATTACTAGCCCCTCTTTAAGTTCTTGTCTGCGTCTTTTCTTCCTAGTCGGATTATGTTCTTTAGTACCTCTTTTGCTTCTTCTGTTTTTTGCATGCTGTCCAACCAGCTATCACGCCTAATTTGTAAATAAGTGTACAATGGTAAATCTTCTATTTCTAGGAAATTTAAACCACAATAATCTGACATTCTTTTAAGTTCCGCAGTTCTCTTATCAAGGTCTTGTTCCCACTCTTCTGTCGCAAAATATTTTTCAAATATTGCTTCCCTTACTACAGGGTCATCAGGTAGTGGGATTTTTAGTTTGGGTCGTTAGCGATTGAGTTCATTTGGATTAATAATAGCGTCCATATAGCGTTAATATATGACACGTTAACGTCCTCTAAGTCTTTGACCTTGATTCTTATTCCTTCTAAATTTCGGTCGAGGCATTTTGCAACAAACTTAACTCTCTCCTCTACCTCTTTCACGGGATCTTCGATTTTTTCAATTTCTATCATTTCTTTCCAATCTTTGAAAGTAAGTTCTTTGATTTGTAATTTTTTGCCGTTTTTCCAATCGACCTCTATTCTTCTATTTAGGATATCATTTAACATTTGTTACACTCCTCTTTCTTTCTTTTATTTTTTTATTATTCTTGTTCTTCTTTAATTTCTGCTAAGAAGCCTTTTTTCTTCTCAACTGCTGTGAACTCAGCATCAATAGTTGTTTCTTTTTCTGAGTTAAACTCAATAGAAAATCCGTTCCCAGCTTGTCCGATAAGTGTTACACGAATTTTCTTACCATTTTCTTTTGTATGTACAAAACGCACGATATTAGTTGCTAAACTTCCGCCAGCTCCAAAAGTCAATGTTCTTGTTTTCTTGCTTGTATCTTCTGTTAACTTCGCTGTAGATAATTTAGTTAATAGTCCTAAATCCCACGTTAACACACCAGTCTTGAAGCTAATTTCTTCACCTTTAATGAAACGTTTAACTGTTCTATTGTATTGATTTTTAACGTCATAGCTTTCAGGCTTGTACTCTAAACTAGCACCGCCCGAACAATGACCAACGTTGTTATCTTCAGTTTCTATCACGTTATCTGCTGGAATTTCTCCGCTAGTTGCTGATAGCAAATACAGTTCCCCAGCACCTAAAATTATTTCATCAATTTTCTTTGCCATTTATTTACCTCGCTTTCTTAAACCATGTAATCTGTAAGTATTGAGTACTGTCGTACAATTCAAAGTCTTGTAACGGCAATATACCTCCACCACTCACAGAAAATCGTAGAGAGTAACCGTCTTTTAAGTGGTTACTCTCGTGTTGTTTGTTGATTAAACTTTCTACTTTCGTTCTGTAATTTTCTAATTCGTCAAAGTCATCTGTTACAATCCTAACTTCCAACGTATCAATATTGATATAGTCACGTTGTATAGGAGTTAAACTATACCACGCTTTTTCGCTGTGAATAGGTTGAAAATTAAGTCCTGTAACTTCATCAAGCATTTTCTTAACTATATGTGAAATCATGTTTACTTACCTCCTAACATCCGCATTATTGAGCCTAAATTCTTTTCTTTAGCGTCTTTTAAGAATGGTTGAGGCTTTTGCCCTTTTGTTGTTCTCCAACTACCGTCAATAAGTTTGTAACGCCACGGAGTTTTACGACCATTACCCGTTACTGAATACTGTCCAGTACCTTGGTGAACATAAGGGGCGTATGATGAGGTATTTCCTACTATTCCGTATATTTCATCAGATTTTAGTTGAGTTTCACTCATCATACTTGCCCTTAATTTCCCTGTATCTGACGGAGCGTTCTCCGTTGCTTTACCCTCAAGAAATTTTGTCGCTTTTTCCATTCTTTCGAGTTGTATCGCAATTAATTTCCCTGTAGCTTCTCGCATTCCTCTTTCAAATTCGCTATTGTCCATTGACGTATTCTTTCAAAGTTAAGTGAGTTAGTCTGTGGGAGTTGTCAACGTTTAGAATTTCATATTGTACGTTATTGATTAATATACGATTTTTTTTAGCTTGTATATTTCTCTCAAACGTTAAACCAATATGTGTTACTTCGGAATGTTTGAAGCCTTGGGGGTTATAGAACTCATCTACTTTATGTATTGCAATTTTAATTGTTTTCTCCTCTTGCCACGTTTTTTTAGTAGCCCCTGAGGGAGTAAAAACGCTTTTAAAGGTCATTAAGGTTGCTTCCTTAAAGTTAGTCATCAAGCTCATAACTAAGCCTCCTAAATGACCTTAATTTAGTCTTAATGCGTGCAGGTATATCTTTTTCGTAAGTGTAAGACACACTAGGATAACTTTCGGATTTTATCCCCTCCGTTCCTAGTGTGTTGTATCTAAACATGATTAAATCTTTGATAGTACTTTTATGCTTACTGTTGACTTCTTTTAAATTACAAAACTCTTGTATATCTTGGATAGCGTCCTCGTATAGAGATTCCACTATTTCAGACGCTACCCCTGGTCTTTTTGCTAATTCTTCTAAAATCTCTTGTTTCATGACTATTTACTCAACGGAGTTTCTACAACTTTGTAGTTTAAGATAACGATTGCGTCATCTCTTAACACTTTAAATCCGTATTTCATCAATCCACGCACACCGTCTGCAAAAGCATTTTCTAAACGCATAGCTTCAGTTTTATCAATTTGTTTAGCTCCACCAACTGCTGACTTGTGATGTGCTACAACTTGATTTTTAGGTAATTCTTCAGAAGTCATTACTTGTAGACCATTGATTTTTTGCCCCTCTACAAAACCGTTTGCTAAAATTACTGGATTGTTAGTGAAACGTGGGTCTTTTGATAATAGACCTAAAATTTCAGCTGATACTGTTACAAAACGTTCGGCTTTTGGTACTTTCTTCTTGCTTAACTCTGTTCCTAAGTCAACAATAAAATCGTATACGTTTTTAGCATGAATATCTTTCTGTGCTGTTTTAGACCCAATAGTCGTAGCTGTTGTTGTTCCAGTTAATACTGTGAATAAATCAGCGTCGTAAGTTTCCGCTAATACCATACCGTGTTCATCAGCAATAGGTTTTAATGTGTCTTTCTTTTGTTGCACTCTGTCTACATCATCTACTTTAATAGCGAAGTATTTTTGTTTTGGGAAAGTCATTTCAACATTTTCAGTGTCAACTTCGTCCCATGCTACCGTTCCTGCGTAGTCTTTAATTACTCCTTTTTTAATTTTGTTGAAAATTACTTTTTCACCTTGAATATCTGTCGGCTTTGTTACCATTGCATCAGCGATTGAAACGCTGTGAAATTGCGTTAATAAAGCTCCTTCCCAAAGTGTTGGTTTAAAATTTGTTACTGCCATTTGTTATCCTCCTAAATTTTGTTAAATACTTCAGCAATTTGTTCTGCCGTCATGTTTGTTGCGTTATTAATTAAGTTGTCGTATGTGTCAACTTGTTTTGCAGGCTCGGGATTAGCTGGGATATATCCACTCTGTGCTTGTCCTGTTTGCCCTTGTTCAAAGAAATCTTTGTAATTTTCTTTGATAGTTGTTAGTTGTTCGTCAATTCCTTTAACATTACCCTCTTTATCTAATTTAATTTTTGATAAATCGAATTGACCTTTCAATAATTCTTTGTGCTTAACTCCGTTTAATGCTGTTTCAATAGCGTTATTAATAACAATAGTTTCTTTTTCTTTTGTTAAATTCGCTATTTGTGAGTTAAGGTCGTCTATATCAACCTCCTTGAATTTCTCAAGTTTGTCTTGTAGGTCTTTAATCGTGTCTTGATGTGTTTCGTTGATAGATTGAATAGTATTAATTGAGTTACCATATTCAGCCATTATCTTATCAATTACATCAGCCTCTAAACCTAAATCAACTAGAAATTTTCTTTTCATTTTGTTTTTTCTCCTTTACATTTTTTAACGTGGTCAAGTCCACGTTAGAGTCTGCTAAGTATCGTTTTTGCTTACGTATTAAGTCTTTTAACGTCTTACTCAGGACTAAATTTTATCTTCTTCAAAATAAGGTACTAGAACACACCTACAATTAGGGTGTCTAGGTAATGTAGGTGCTTTGTCAACGTCGTATATATTGCCGTCGCACTCCGCACATTGTTCGCTTGTTCTTTCATCAAGTGTTACAACATCTTTCAACTGCTTAACTACTTTACTTTTCTTGTAGTTTTGCAATTTAATATCATTTAAATGGTGCATTGTTTCAGTTCTAACAAGCCTCATAGTATCGTTTAAATTAGAGTTCATACGGTTTCTTAACTGTAACGTCATTTGAGTAATACTCTTACCAGTTGTTAAACCACGCTCTAATATTTCTGATAATTCTTTGATTAATTTAGCGTTGTTATTTCCCAATCTTCCTCTAAATGTAACACCTTTGTATTTAGACTTCATCAACTTCTTAACGACGTTAGTATCGGCTGTTAGCTTAATTCCTAACTCTGTTGAAGTGTTGATAATAGTAGAATTAATAGCATTTTCTAACGTTTCTGTGTAGGTCTTTTCTACTACCTCGCCTAATTTCGCTAACTCTTCAATGTAGTACTCTTCCAACTGCCTTAAATGTTTAAGTTGATAAGCTCTACTTCTTGTTAGACCTTTTAATTCTATTTCCTCGCTTAAAGCTAACAATTCATCAACTATATTCTTTGTTACTCTGTCGTAGACTTCTATTATTTCAGCGTACGTTTCTTCGGATTCATTAAACACTTGCCATTGATTATTCGCTACTCGCTTTTCAAAATAACTAAGCTTTGTCATCTTCATCATCTATCTTTCTTGTTATTCTTTGTTGAATATTGTCAATTTCTGATTCATTTTGAATATCTAGCTTTTCTTTTTCCTGCTGGTAGTTAGTTACCCACGGATGATTAGCTATGATAGTTTCATCTGAAATTAAGCCTTTTGATTTTAAGCAATTCTCTATAATTTCAGTTTCATTAGTCGCCATATCATGTGAAAATATAATTTCAACTTCGGGATCAATAGAAATATTTAAGAAATCATTGACAAACATAAGCAGCTTATCAAAGCCTTTAGAGAACTCTTGTTCAAATTTGTCTGATTTCAATTCCAAACCACTAAATAAGAATTTAAGGGCTACACCACTAGGAGCATTTCCGAACTTATCAATATCTTTGTTCACTGACTGTGAATACTCTTGAATATCTCGTTTTAACTGCTCTGAATGGTCTTTAATCGCTGTTATATCCATTTCAGGTGTCAAGGCGTCTACATCTGACTTATAATCCCCCTCATCTGCATCTAGCGTGATAATACGTTCTTCATTTATCATTTTTCTTAATTTGATATAATTCTCATTATCTCCGCTATAACCTTTTAACACGTAGATTATATTCTTAACTTCTTGAATGTAGTTAGCAGCCTCTGAACGTGTTAAGTCGTAGTTATCGATTAATGACTTAATAAATTTCAAGTCACATAACTCTCTGTAGTTGTTCTTAAATGGTATAAATGGCAATCCGCTTGCCCAATAATAAGGTTGATTATCTATTCTTAAAGGATAGTTAACATCTCCTAACAGCATTATTTCACTGTTGGTATTGTCCATTCTGTAGTGAGTTATCTTCCCGTCGCTTGTCCACGCTTCTATATGCTCAAAAGTTTTCATTTCGTTAAAAGTCCATATCTTCTCGGGATATATTCTGATAAACGAGTTTAACTTTTCATGTGTTGCGTCCTCCCAAATCGGGATACATTGTTCTGACGGTATTACCATTAGTTTGAAATTGTTTTCCTCATCAACGTAAGGATGCAACCATGCAATACCTTTGTTTGAAGCTTCATACGCCAACATCTCTAGTTTATTTTGGAAATCTTTTCCTAATAACTCATTAATACGTTCGATATACTCTGTGTCTTGACCTTTAATAGTAGCGTCTTTACTAAATGAAAAAGCAACCTTTTCATCAATGATGTTCTTGTAGGTTGCGTGAATTAGTCTATTATCAGCTTTCTTTTGGTCTTTGTAGTTTGTTTTAATTTCTAAATAATCGTGGTCCACATCATAGTATTTCTGACCTAAGTGCATCCATTTATATTTATTACTTTTTTTAAATTCGTTGATATAATATTTAATCTTATTTGTGTCCAAGGTAGTTTCATCACTACCGAATAAAAAACTCATTAATAGCCTCCTTTTCTGCCATAATCCCATTAAAACTTCATACCTCCTACATTGAAATTGTTCTTCAAGTCAGTAACCTCATAATTATCTAAGCCGTACCAAATTGCCGATAATGTATGCGGGTCAATATTAAATTCATCTTCTATTATTTCCCCGTCCTTATCGACCTTAAAAGTTAAGTCCATTAATTCCCTTATCGTGTTTTGACACTCGTTTGAAATGTATATGTTTCTGAAGCGTTTGACCTTTTTTGTATAAGTATTTCTACTGCCTTTAAACTTTCTACAAGCTTTCATGTTAAATCCTTGTTGTTTGTAGTATCTAATTGCTTTAGGCTCGGCACAATCTGCTTTGATAAGTTCTTTCTTCAGATGTTCTATATCTTTTGAAATTTCCTCGTCTGTCTTATCTCTTGTGTAGTATTCTGAATAGATGTACAATTCCCGTTTGTCGTGGTCTACTACCATTCTTACCAATGCGTTATAAGATGTAACAAAACCAAAGTCTAAACCGTTGAAATATTTAGGTGTCTTAATCTGTTGAATACACTCTGCCATTTCTTCAGCTTGCATGATTTTAGCTTGTGGAAATACTTTTTTACCGTTCGTTCCAAACTTACCTAATAAAGCTACTCTATATAAATCAATGTCATATTCTTTCATTGCTTCCAACTGTTCGATATAAGTCGCAGGAGAAAAAGCATTGTCGTAGCATACACTGTGGTGATAATACTTATTGTCAATCTTAATTGTTCGTTTGTCATACAACTCTACATCATTCAGTTTAATTACAGGCTTTAATGTTTGCGGGTCTTTGTCAATAAAGAAATGCTTGTATATCCAGTTAGATTTACTTACTGGGTTACTTGTGTAAATGATATGGTTAGAATGTTTAGGATGTCTTAAACGTCCTATTAATTCTTTAATACTTCCATAGTTGACTTCCGAGCATTCCTCTACCCATATTATTGAAACGGCGTTTATAGATTTTAGCTTTTCTGAATTGTCGCAACCTTTAAAGATTATTTCACTTCCATTAGCGAATTTAATATTTAATGGAGATAATCTTGTAGTGTAGTGTTTATCTTTCTTCAAACCTAAACTTCCGCAAACTTCTAAAAGTAAATCATAACAACTGTATCTTATTGTGTCGTAAACTTGCCTAACTACTAAAATCTTTCTTTTTGGCTCTTGTATTGCTTTAGTAACTAACTTAATCGCTGTATTGTAGGACTTACTACTTCCGTATCCACCAACGACGATATAGTAGTAATGTTCCCAGTCTTGAACGTAGTCTAAAAAATGTTGGTTAATACTTACATCAACTTTCATTTCTTGTTACTCCTGAGAAATTAATTGTAATGTTGGTGTCATCTACTTCTAGCAGTTTTAACGCTTCAGCTTCTTTTAGTAGTTTCTCTGTTTCAGCTTTTAGTTTATTTTCTACAGCTTCATTCATCTTGCGCCAATGGTTAGGTTTACGATTTTTTAACCAAAATATACAAGCGCTAGTGTCTGGTGGAACGTACTTAATAGTCTTTTTGATACGTTTCTTCGGTTTTCCGTCCACATCTTCAAAAACAGTTTCTGTTTCTTCATATTCGAATCCTAAGGCACGTTTTAAAAGGGCGTTTTCCACTTCAAAGTCAATAGGTGCTTTCCCTTTTTTTAGGGCTGTCAAAAGTGTCGGATACTTTTTTTTCCATCCGCGAAAACTGGTATAGCTGACGCCCATGTTTTTCGCTATTTGTTCTTCAGTAAGTCCTTGTCTTGCCCAATCTTCAATCAATATTAAATTGTCTGCTTCTAACCATTCTTGATATTTTCCTTTCGCAATCGCCCTCACCTCCTCAGTTTAAACAAAAATAAGGTAACAATTAAGCTACCTTATTACTAGATTTTTTAGTTAGTAAATAGAAAAACGGCGTATCTAATAACGCTAATACAACTTTAATAGTGAATTGTCCTAATATTAAAGCCCATAGGTTAGGAACAATGCCGTAAAATGCTATTGTGATGAATATACTTGTGTCAATTAATTGACTTGTTATTGTTGATAGATTATTTCTTAACCATTTGTGTTTGCTTCCGTGTATATCTTTTAGTTTATGGAAAATGTATACGTCGTTAAATTGTGATATTGTGTAAGCTATTAAAGACGCAATAACCACTCTTAAACTTTGTCCTAACACTTGTTGAAATACTTCGTTGTATTCTACCATAAATGGTGCAGGCGGAAGCTTAATTGCTACATATAATAATCCGATTGAGAATAATTGTAAAATAAATCCTAATCTTACTGTTTTGTTTGCTTCTTCTTTGCCGTATAACTCTCCAATTACATCAGTACACAAGAAAGTAATAGCGTAAGCTACAACCGCCGCTGGCACTATTAAATTGCCAATACTGATTATTTTGCTTGCTGTTACGTTTGAAACTAGCAAGCTCATTACGAAAAATCCGTTTAATACTATTAATTTATTTAATTTCATTTATTGTTTGTTTAACTCCTTCTTTAATAAAGATAACCTTTTTCCTAATGGTTGATTTTCAAAAGGTATCTTGTTATTTGTGAAAATTTTTTTCAAATATTTGTAATAATTTTTTCCGCATAAGAATATAATCTTATCTTTTTTGCTTACACCTAATTCTGTTAGTTGATTATAAACTTTAAAACTCCACTCTTTTATTTGCTTATCGCTCATATTGTTTAGTGTTTGTTCATAATCTCTTATCTTATCATCTAATTTTAATACACCGTATTTTGCACTTAATATATAGATGTTGTTTGTTTTCTTTTTAGCGTATTCTAATTGATATTTGAATAATGGCGAATTGTAAAGGTCGCAAGCCTTGTGTATTCCTTTGTTTTTAGATTTTACACAACCGATTAAAGCTATCATGCGTCATTCCTCGCTAGATATTTTTGAAATTTTAACCACTCTAAAATATTGAGTTTGTTTAATTTGTGATAATCAACTAATCTAGTTCCCTCTTTTCTTCTGATATGTTTAATTTTATTTTGTTCAAACTTCATAAATTTTCCAAACCTTACTCCACTATTCCAACTGGTACTATCCACGCTATAAAAACCGTAACTTTCTACATTAGCATCAGTTACTCCTAAACCATGCAATCTACAACCGTGTTTTTTTGCCATTTTGTTTAATAAGTGAAATTTGTCTTTGTGGTTGATTATGTTTTCTTTGCTAACTACTCCGCCTATTGAGGCGTATTCGTATTCTTTTATCATTTTGATAAATTCTTCTTTACCTCTGCTTATGTGCCAAACAGGAATACATTTTTTGCCAGTTTCACGCTCTAAACGTTCCCTTAATTCAAGTACTTTTTCATAACCAACAATTACATCTATATCCAACTCAAAAAAATATTTAATATCGTATTTGTTGATATATTCTATATACTCTGTTAAATACTGGTCTATATCTATTTTCTTTTTAGATGAAAAAAATGTGAATGCTCCGCTATCTACTAAATGCAAATCAACATCAAAAGGGAGTTTCTCTCTAAAGTAGTAAAAGGACGTTAAAATATACCTAGAGTTTTTTAACTCGTTTCCGTAAACGTTAATTTCTCCCTCGTTAACCGCTAAACATAATTTAGTCAATAACCTCTCCGCAGTGCGGACAAATAATTACTTCCTTTTCTTTAGCTTTCTTTTCTTCTTCTACTTCCTCAAATAAAGCGTGTAAATCATCTTCATTAAATTCGGTATCAAAACTAAAATTTGTCATATCGTAGTCAATAAGTTCTAATTCAGCTTGTAATTTCTCCATATCAAAGCCAGTATTCATGGTTAGCTTATTGTGAACTAAAATATATTCACGCTTCTGTTCTTCAGTTAAGTGTTTCAGTTTAATAACTGGTATTTCTTCAACACCTAACCTTTTCAATGCTATATAACGCCCGTGTCCCTCTATTATCACGTTATTTTCATCAATCGCTATTGGGTCGTTATTTCCATATCTTTGAATAGAATTGATAATTTGTTCAATCTGTTCTTCTGTATGAATTTTAGCGTTATTCTCATATTCTTTAATTTCATTAATATTAATATTTTCTATTTGCATTTTTACCTCCTTATTTTTTAAACAAAAAAGAAGCGTATTGAACGCTTCTTTAATATAAGAAAAAAGTTAGTGAAAATTTTATTACCACAATTACTGCTAACAAAAAAATTATATAAAAAGGAAATATATGAAAAAAATATT